ACGACCACCTTTGACCAAATTGCACTTTTGACACAATTGCCTCAAATTCCATAATTCATCGCTGCCGTTCAATCGCTTCGGAATCACATGATCAATGTGCATTTGGCCTTCGGTTTGGCCACACATCTGGCAACATCCATCACGCTTCAATACAGCTTCTCTGATCTTACGCCATCGAGCTGTGCTGCCACCTTTCCAGTTGCGTGACATCAATGCCACCCATGCTTTCGCCAATGTGCCAAAGCACCATTGCAAATCTTGCCTTGATACCTGTGATCGATGTATCGCAATGTCCAATCAATCATGCGAAAGCCATCTAGATTTTGATACTTAGGATTGCGCATCTGGCCTAAGCCAAAGTGATTGCCATTGGGATTGATTGCCTCTACACGCCAATTGCTTTCCTTTGTAATCAATGTGTTAAAGCATTGGAATTCTTTGTAGTTCACAATCCTTGAGTGTGCATACAGCTTCAATGAATCAATTGATGGTTTAACATCTTTTGTTGCGTTAGCCGGTGTTGTGCCGACAACACATAGCACGGCCAAAACCATCAAACATCGGCCGCGAGCTATCCGGCTCACCGGCTCGCTACCTCGTGTAGATGGTAACGATGCTGTCAAATACCGAGCGTAATCTTGGGCGATTCCAACAGGTTTCGCACACCTGTGGACAAAGCCTGTGGATAACTTCATAAATGCAACCGATCCTCACATGGCTTGCAAAACCACATCACAGCTCCATCATCTTGCCGATCATACTCATTGACCATTGTGTCATTGTCGCAATTGCTGCAATTCATAACTCCACCAAATCCGCTGAAACTATAAATCTTTCCATCGGTTGCAATGTGGATGTCTTTTGGGTTGATAGTCATTGGCTTAACTCTCCGATCCTTGCATCATCAACAATCTTGATGCCAAATGTGCCACAGCTCATGCATTGTGCAAACCACTCATGCTCTGTTAATTCGGCACCTTTCTTGAGGCCATGGCGTTGCTTAGCCGTACCATAAAGTTTTGCACAGATTGAACAATCAAATTGAAGGATGTGCATAATTGCTCCTTTGTAAAGTCTCAATAGGTTGCAAATTAATTTGCGGCACACTCCAATTGTTTTGTGATGGGTTTCGATAGCGCGGTTTCTTTGCTATTGATACCGGCATCCAGCCAACAATGTGCATCTTTGGTGAGTTGCCTGTGACAAGTACAGCGATGTCTCGGTCATGGCGATCTGATTCCTGAATCCACAAATTGCCGTTGGGATTGGCCGACCATTTGACTTCAATGTGCTCGCCCACATCAGCTTTGGATTTATCCCATGTGATGCCGGGTGTGTACTCATAACCCAATCGCTTGGCCACTACTAGCTCAGCCAGCATTGATTCGCCCATTTGTGCCACATACTCAAACCATGACAGGTTTTTGACAATGCGTGAGCTGTGATCAGCTGATCGATCATGACAATGCTGGATTGCTGCAATCATGCATTGCACTTCCTCAATGCGATCTATCATCGACAATCACCACAAAACCAAATGATTTTGTCTTGCTTGTCATAGCCTTTTTGGTAGCCGAAATGATCTAATCGCCTTAGCTGTGAGCATTTGTCGCATTGCTCAATTTTGTATTCCTCAACGATTTCACCATTGCACATCAATCGCGCTTTCATCTCTTGTGGATAGATGATCTCAACAAAGTCGCTCATACCTGTGGCTCCCATGTTCCTGTGCTGCGCAAGACATACCAACGCGGTGTGCATTGCTTCTCTTTGATTTTCTCGCTGCAAAAGTAGCCGCCCCATGATTTTGGTGCATCTGGCTTGCTTTGATTCCAGCGCATGGATCCATGTGAGCACGATGGCACGGCATCGGCTGTCCATGCAGAATCGGCCGATGATCCAAATGATGGTGTGCCAGATTGTTCAGCTTCGGCCGCTGTTTGATAACTCGGCACATTGCCATGCTTGGTTGCCCAATAGTCATAATCGGCTGCAGGTGTTTCAGATTTGACCAATGCCATGACCTCTTTGGTGGCCTTTTCTGTGTTGCCCATAACCAAGGCCATCACGCGCATCAAAGCTGATGTGCAAGTATCCTCAACCATCCATCGCTTCATTTTGTCCGGATAAGCTGCAAGATAGCCGTATGCATAATCAATGCCAGCTGGATCGATTTCGGTTTGATTGCGAAATGCTTTTGCTTGTACCAGCACATAGCCTTTTTCGGCATTGAATTCAATGATGTGCGATTCCAACCTACCTTGCGGAAATGTGGCAATCCAGCGGTCTGTGCGCTCTTTGTTGCCTTCATACCCATCCATAAAAGCGGCCATCATTTGACCTTCCGATCAGCTGATACGGCATGGCGTGCCACGGCTCGGCCGCGTGTATAGCCTTGTCGCTCGCCTTCCTTAAATCCGACTGAATAGGCCATAACAGCCCACAAAGCACCAGCGATCAAACACATGATCACAATTGAGATTTCGTTCATTGTCTTGCTCCCGATTCTGGGAGCCGCGTATCAGCTCCCGAAATAAAGAGTGACAGGCAAAACCGACAAGTTCAACAATCACGCTCAAATAGCGGCGTGTCGTTACTTCTTTTCCTCAATGAGATGTGTGTACAGATAATCCAAACGAGCCTCGATGCGCGAAATTTGATCCTTCATACTCGATCCCGAATTCGGTGAAAGTTCGCTCATGACCGCTTTGATAATGATTTTCATTGACGAATAGACAGCTGCCAATGTTGTTATTACAAGTCCACCAACAGCTGTCCACTCGCCCACACTCACTTTTTTATGCCTAAAGCGTGATCGTTGGGATTTGCCCAACGAGCTAAAACCGGCACGATTCCAGCGATTAAGCCCATGGCCAAATCTTTCGGATTGGTGTTCCCGGTCATGTACACGGCCAGACATCCAGCCACCGCGCTGCGCATCCATGATGCTGCCGCTGCCTTAAATTGCTCCATCATTTTTCTCCTTTTGGTCGATCCGGCAAATCACCGGAAAACGCGCCATAAGTTGGTCGGCCGTAACCGACAACAAATGACCTTGCTCCCAAAGTTCTTGATTTAACCATAACCTCGCCACCATTGCGCTGATCGCCACCGCCTGATGTGTTGCCTTCAATTGTCACGATTTGTTTGTCTGAAACCCGGATCACCAAGCCGATGTGATTGATTGTGGTTTTGTCATCGATGATGAAATCAAAGAAAACAAAATCACCAATTTTTGGCTCGGTGTGCCATTTTCTTATTTTCTTGAAAGCATCAGCTCCAGCCCGGGTGCTGACAACATTTGGCACATCCACACCAGCTTGATCTGCACACCAATTGAGAAATGACCCACACCATGGCAGCTTGTCGGCTTTCATGTGTTTGCCATACTTTGTCTCATTGTTGCCGGTTTCAGCTGTGCCCACCTCAGCGAGCGCAACCTGAATCAAACGCGGCAATGTGCCTTGTGGAAAATTCATAAAAGCAACAAAGCCGCTTCATCAGCTGTGATGCCCAAACGCTCAAGCAATGCAGCTTTTGCTGCTGCCTTTTGTGCTTTTTCAGCAACCATTGCCTCAGTCTCTAATCGGTCATTTTCAACAACCGCAATTTCATCATCGGTCATTGGTTGAACAATAATCTCACCGGTTTCAACATTGTGAATTGTTACATTAAGAATCTCGCTCATTAGTTCACCCCATAAAGTGTGTATGTGCCACCAGTCCAATTGCCTTGATCGCTGAAAATGTCGATCTCGGTGATTGCACCTGTTTGATTGTATGCACCCACAACGCTGCCTAATTGCACCGATGTCGATGTTGTTTTGTTGTTACCAATTGCCATTGCTGAAAACATTTTCCAAGTTCCTGTGCTGGTGTAATCATGAATTTCAAAAACAGCCATGCCGTTTGCGGTGGTATTGCTCAGGTCTGTTGTGCAATAAACTGAATCATAACGGAATGTTTCCGAAATGCTTTGACCAGTTTCGCCACCTGATGAATACCGATTTGCTGTTGAGTCATTGTTTAACCTAAAACGCAAGCTCAAATTTGTATTTGTTGCAATGTGGTTTCGAATGTATAAACGGCAGAATTTGTAAGTTGAAGGAATTGACTGCAACCGAATTGTTGCTGAACCTGACATGCTGCCGCTTGCTAATTGCGTCATTCCACCTGGGGTTATAGTTCCCCAAGAATTTGTGGTGCCATTGGTAGTTAGGTATTGCCCATTTGTACCTGTGGCAAGCCGCGCAAAAGTTCCTGATCCAGTTGCCTGAATTAAATCGCCGCTTGTTGTCATTGCTGTTGCCATTGAATTTGTGACCGTGACTGTTCCTGATGTGCCACCGCCGCTTATACCAACGCCAGCTGTCACGCCTTCAATGTCACCAGTTGTTCCATTTTGCCATGCTGGCACACCTGCAACAACGGCCAAAACTTGACCATTTGTGCCAATAGGCAACCGCGTGTTTGTGTTAGCTGTGGCCGATGAATAAGCAAGATCGCCAAGCGTTGTGCCGGGTTGCAATGCTTTAAGTCGCGTATCGACAGCCTGACCAAAAACCTCAAAATCAGCTGGCAAATCCGTAACCAAATCGGTCGCTGTCGGCATTTGGAAATTGTAATTACTCGTGGGGTTCGTCACTTGTTTTCTCCTTACGCAACAATCGTTGCATTAATCCAATCCAAAGTCGGATTGACTGTATTCCATCTTTCAACCACCGGCACATCGTTCCAACGCATTGCCTGCAATGAAAAGCTGATCGGTGAAAGAATCAATGAAACGCTGATCTGATTGTATCTGGCCGAAAATGTCCAGCCTTCAACAAAACCCAAATAATCGCCTGAATTCATGTTCAAAGGCAGATCGGCAATCTCAACAGGCATGCCCATAAACACATTGATGAGATCATCCCGATCCGCATCATCTAGCTCTGGGTTGGTTAGCTCAAATGTAATGTTGTTAAAATTAAACCGGGGGTAAGCTCTTAAAGCCAGGTAAAAATCGGCCTGATCTTCGGCATCATGCAAATGCCTCAATGTGGTTGTAAAGATTTGAGACAATTGGCCATAAAGGCCAATAGAGGCAATGTCGGTGGCACTCGTTTCATTTGTGCTGTTTTGGCCGTACTTGATGGTGATGTTATTTCGCACATCGCCTGTGCGCGATTGGATGCTCAATCCTGATGCCAAAGCATGGTTGGCCGTTAGCTCTACATAACCATTGGCCGCCAAATAGACTGTTCGATGCGTGCTGTCTGCATAGCCAATGCGACCTTGAGCATCCTCATAGATGTAACCCAATCCAGATGAGGCCAAAGCTGCAACCAATGAATAAACATCTGTGCGGCTAGATGATCGCTGTGCAAGCTCATAGTTGCCGGGCCGATCAATTTCGCCCAATCCTGTGTTTTCTGCATCCTGCCATTGGGTTGTTGGATCATAGGTTGCCCATGTTAAAGCTGCCGGAACGGCTTGCCATTGGGCAAATAAAACCTCGCTCAAAATAGTAAAAATCTGATCACCATCAAAGTCATGTGGCAGCACGCCATCGGTTAAAGCCTTTGGCAATCTGGCCAATGCGCCCAACGCAATGATGTTGATCCGCTGTGCATAATCAACCGACCCAACCTCAGCCACCGAAATCCCAACATCAACAACCGAACCGCCAAAAATTGGCACATAAGTTGCTGTGGAATCTTGCAATTCAATAGTCAAAGAATCATTGATGCCAATCAGCACATTGGATTGATCAAGGTTGATGATTTCCAAATTGGTGTATCCGGCCTGCGCCTGTTCATAAATGTTTGTGCGGCCGCTGGTGATGGTCAGATTAGCCAAAATAGCGGTTTGGTATTGCACACCGCCAATGGTCACGCGCCAAATTGGGTTGAATAGTGTCATGCTAATTGCAGCGCGTTAGCACCGCCTGTGCCTCGGTAGTAAGAATTGTTAAGTGTGTCCACGATTGTGCGTGCTGTGCCTTCGGGATCGATTGCACCGCTCACATTGATTGTGATGCGATCAGCCGTTGAAAGGCCACCATTGGCAGCTGATCGGGCAGCTGCGGCCGCCTCGCGTGCAGCTCTTAGTCTTTCGGTTTCAGCCTTTAACTCCTCGCGCCTTAAAATGGCCGCTTGCATGGCTGGTGAATAGGCTGAAAGCGGTGCTCCTGTAAATGTTGGCGAATCTGATGATGGCAAAAATGTGCCGCCTCCACCATTGCCAAACCCGGTGTCAAAACCGCCACCGGTTGAGCCGGTGTCACCCATGTCAAAACCCACACCAGCTTTGAGCGACTTATCATTTGAATCACCAAAGAAAAAGCGTGTCACCGGATTGTCTTTGATGAAATTCACAAATTCTTTGATTTTGGTGACTGTGTTTGAAATGAAACCGACAAGCTTCGAAAAGCCTGTTACAAGCCCACCGACAATTGTGCCGATTGCCTCAAGCGCGGTTTTGAAAGCACCGCCCAAAAGTGGTGCCAAATAAGTTTTGATGAATTCCCAAAGCTTTTTGAGGAAATCATAAAATGGTTGTAATTCCTCAGAATTGTCAGACAATGCCTTTTTGATCTTATCAAATGCAGATTTCAAGCCTTCAAGGATTGGCCCCACAACCGATCCAATTGCCGGGATGACTTCGTTGTATAAGAATTTCCACCATGATGTCAAAATTGGCAAAAGGTCATCGCGTATTACTTTGAAAATCTCTCCAAATGCTGGCCCCAATGTCTTGCCCAAATTGTTTGCAAAATCCTGAATTGCCGGTATGCCTTTGTCCACAAATGCGCTTAGTAGCGGTGTAAGCGCATCAAGCACATACGATCCGACTGTTTCTTTTGCTTCACCAAATGCAACACTTAAACGATCCATTTTGCCTTGAAATGTCTCAGCTTGCTTTGATGCCTGACCTTCAAATGTGGCAGATAGTGCAGCTGCGGCCGCATCAAAATCTTTCGATTTGATAATACTCTCATCAATGCCCACACCCAATTTTTTGAGCGCACCCAAATTGCCATCATAAGCCTTGCCTAAAGCCTCGGAAACAGCTTGCAAATCCTTGCCTGTGCCAGCCGCAATGTCTAAAGCCAAAGATTGTAATTCTTGAGCTTTGGTGGCATCTTTTGTGGAGCGGATCAATCGATCAAGCGATGGCCTCAATTTGTCATCGGTAATGCCGTTTGCCAAAGCCGTTTGGGTAATGTAATCCTCAACAGCCTTAATTTGAGTATTTGTGGCACCTGTGACATTTTCCAATGTGGTTGCTAATTTTGCTTGTGCGGCTTCATCCTCAATGGCAGATTTGACACCATCGACTAGCAATTTGCCGGCATAAGCTGCGGCAGCTGCTCCAGCTACGGCAAAAGCTGCACCGGCTTTTTTGGCAAATCCACC